AGATTGTAGATCACCAGAGTCAAACCACCTATGATATCTCCTTGTTTTATCTAGGTTTTTGTATTTTAAGGTAAGTAGTTCTGCCATGTAGTCTACCCACTCATTTAATTCTATAGCCTTACGTCTTATCTCATGTGCATCAAATACATTTTTAAAAGCATAGTGACCTTTCAAGGCATAACATTTATTACATATCGTACCTTTTATCTTTGCTAACTTGCTACCAGTAACACAACTCTTTGCTGATATACCCCAAGCATACGAGGGCATTTTACTTGGATTAGATAGTGTGCCTATCTTTTTTTCAATCTCCTTTATTTTCATCTTCTTCCTTTTTGTTTTTTAAAAATTGTATAAAACCCTCGTACTCATCTTCCATATATTCTCCATAACATTCATACCAAGCACCAGTTATTTCTTCTAGCGTATATTTTTTTTCTATCATAGTTTTAACTCCAATCTTCTTATTGCGAATCTTAATTCATCTCTTGTAACTAATCCTCGTTTATATTTATCTGACAGTATATTATACAGTTTTTTGATATGGTCATGGGTTGTACCCAGATGATCACATATGTCTCTACAAGCTGCAGTATAAAACCAATTACGGGCTTGTTGTATTTCACCCATAGATAAGTTTGTCGAACTACTGAGATCAAAAGAATCTTCCATAGCTTGCTGTATAATACCTATCAATACTTTTTCTTCTGGTGTTCTTGTTCTTGGTTCTTTTATTGCTTTATCTGTCATATTATTCTATTAAGTTGATTGCATGTGTAGCACAATAATATTTTTTATTAACTACTACATCTGCTTTTGAGTTACACTTATAGCATACTTTCTTTCGTGTGTCAACGTGACTCGTATACTTTTCGTTAAAAGTATGATATGATAACCTGTCATTGCAGGGGGGGTTAGTATATACTATATAGGGTTTAGTTCGTATCGTCATCTTGATCCCATCTCTTTCCTTTTAAATACTCCAAGTTTTCTTTTCTTTTTCTTTCTTTCTCTAATCTATTAATAATTAAATATGCAATGATTGCACCTAGTAATAGGGCAGCCATGTTATATATAAACATACCTAGTCCATGAAAAAATGTCATAATGTTTCCTTTGGTTAAAAAAAAGGGCTAGGCGATCTCTCGCCTAACCACACTCCTTTCAGGTTAAGATGCAAGTCTTTGAGATTGTTGCCACTCCTCATATGCAAGTCGCTGTGCAATCTTCTGTTCCCTTGTATCTTTTGGTTTGCCTATCGCTTCGATAGAATCAGCAAGATCATCAATAGATACAACAATATCCATACCTATCTTGTCAGCAAGTATCTCTTTAGATATCTCCCAGTTTACCTTACTATGCTTGGCAAACTTCTCTACTTGTGAGAACTTGGTCATCTGCTTGATCCCCTGTTCAAACCTTTCTACCTTTGCAACAATAGTCTGGATCCACTTGGTATGTTTAAGTACCATATCTGCTTTAGCTTGGTGCATCATCTCAAACTTTGCAAACTCCAGTTCTGTGCAAGGTATTGCTCTTGAACGACAACCACCCGTGCCAATGACATTTAGTTTGTACTTATCTTCCCATTGTTGGTAAAGATTAGCACCACCTTGTTTGCCTTGTAGCCACGAATCATTATCGTTACGACATTGAGCTAGCCACGGATTACTCCGTCTATCATACCTATCAACACCTTTGTCATAGGTAATATCAGCCTCAATGTTGCAATCTGGATTTAAGCCTACCTTTTTCATATCTTCACGATACAAAGCATAAGCAACATTCTTTCCAGAATTGCTAGAACTAGATTGGTAATGATAGCCACCACCATTGTCATACCTACCATCTAAATGAAATGAAAAGTGTTTTCTCTTTTCTACTTCATCTCCATATTGATCTAGTTCTTTTACATCTGTTACAGTAAAATAAAAACAACTGTCCATGCCACAAGCATTAACAGTATTATATTTATTCTGTAAAGATTTTAAAGTAGCAACATCATCTAACTCATACTTTCTTTCTACTACTTCTTTTGCAGTAGAAAAAGCAGTAGCGATAGAATCATTACATACTTCTCTTGATTGCAAGAACTCTTCTTTTTCAGTAGAGTCTTGATCTTCACAATGCCTGCGATAGTCTTTTGTTAAAGACTTACGCTTTGCAGCATTGAGTCTTATCTCTCTTTTTTCCATAGAGTATACTCCTTTCTTTTGGTTAAAAAAAAGACACCACCCAGATGTCTGAGTGATGTCTATATAATATATTATATTGATTGATATGTCAACTAGCCAAGCCTAATTCAACGGCTAGTTGCTTTGCTTGGTCATCATCTATGTGTGTCCAACTATAACCCTGACTTCTTTGTTCTGGTGTTTGTGCTTGTTCTTGCGTTATAGATTGCTTGATACCTTGTAGTTTATTCATAAGATACCAACCATTATTAACATAGCCACCTTGATTCATTTCATCATTCCATCTGTAAGTTCCGTAGCTATACTCAACAAACCAAGCATCATTAAGTGGTATTGTTTTTTTACCAATGATACCAACAGCTTGTATACAAACTTCTCTGTTTAGATCATACCATTCTTTACGACAATGATGACTACACCAATAACCAAGATAGTCTTGTGCTTTAAAAGATTGATAATACTTATTACCTTTACTGCCACGAATCTGTGCATTTGATTTTCTTTGTACACATTTTATATTCTGACACCATATATCACTAGCCATTACAACTCCCAATCTTCCCACTTCTTATTGAGTAATGCTTTCTTAAAATCAAATGTGACTTTAGGATACTCAATTAGAAACTTCTCTTTGTTGTGTAAATAACTGATTTTTAAGCATTTTTTGCCAATGATTAAAAACTTTAGTCTATCATTCAAAGGTATGTTTCTCCACTTATAACCCTCTTTGATATCTAAATCAGTAACGAGTAAGTTATCTTCTGGTTTGCTTGTACGCTTACCACCTTTGAGATGTAATCTCTCTCCAGTAGTTCCGTCAATATGCCATTGCCTACCTTTGGTATCGAATCGCATAACTCTTTTTTCACCGAGTATCTCGTATCGTTTAGGTTTCTTATAAAAGAAAGCACGACCTTTTCTAGCCTTGTTTTCTTTGATAGCTTCCTCAACGAATATATGAAACTCATCTTTAGTTATAGTTTCAGCTTTCATGTTTCTCCTATATTGTTGATTGATATTCGGGGTGGTAAGTATGCAATCGGTATTCTAGAAATACGCCTTATTTACCTTACCACCCCCCTTGATTATTATTGTGTAGCCGTTCATTAATCTGACACTTATGACACACTTTCTTTTTATAGCACTAATAAAAAAGGACAGCCAACTCTCGCTGACTGCCCTTACATATTATAACATTTATTGTTCTATGTCAATTAGCTTTTGCTTTTCAAACTCTGGATCGTAATAGCTTACCCAGTATTTTCTATCTACTGTTTCACAGAAACTAGCAAATACTTTATTACCATTGTAAGTATTATAACCCCATACTTCTCCGTTACCAGATTTGTAATTAGGGTTTTCCATAAAAGTTGTGATAGCTTCAACTTTATCTGAACAGAACTCATAAGGTTGTAGCTTTGACAATACTTCATCAAAGCCACCACCTATATACATTAAAGTGATTATCACTTCCATGTTATTTAGTTGCCACTTTGATCTTCGTACATCTCAAATGGTTTATCTGGTAATGTAATAGTCATATTGTGTTTTTCCCACAATGCAACATCTCCATTCCAATTTCTCCAACATTCTTTCATTTTTGCCATAATATGCAACTGATCTTGTGTAGGTCTTTTTTGAGTCCTAACAAGATAATGCAACTCTGCCAAATAATCTTCGAATGAAGTTTTCCATTTGAGATTCCAAGATGTGTCAACTTTTGGTTTGTCGTTTAACATATGTTACTCCTTGTTGAGTACGCATAGTATATAAAAAAACCCCATGTATGTCAAACATACACAGGGTTATCTTTTTACTAGAGAGGGCTAAAAAGTTTGTAATTTTTAATCTAGTAAAGTCATATATGCTTTAGCATTGAGCTTACTAAATTTATCTAAACATTTTTGCATTGTGTTGTAATCACCATCAAATTCTGCTTCTTTGATTGTAATATAAAGTTTATGTTCTTCTGGTGTTAGCATTTCACTTTCACCAGAAAAAGGGTTTGTTGTTTTTATTTTTTCTGACATAGTGTTTATCTCCCTAATATTATATCATCAAATTGTTTTTTTAATTCTTCTGATATATTATCTAATTGACTTGTTGAAGTGTATATCTCTTTCAACTTGTTTAGTTTATTTGTTTTTACTTCGAGACTAGTAGCAAGATACAACCTATCTTTATTTCTGGACTGTACTTCTGGTATGCCCCATTTTGTTTGATCTGTCATATTGTTTTTCCTTTGTTATATTAATAACTATATAATAAAAAAAGCCCCATGTCAAATTGACACAGGGCTTTAGTGTGCATTATGATTACCTCTCTTTACTATGGTTATACTGCAACGAAACTAATCAATACGCCAAGCACAATCCATAATAAAGAAACATATAATATAGCTTTCATATTTTTATCCTTTCGTTGTAATACAATGTTAGTACGGAATAAATTATATGTCAAGTTAAAATAAAAATCACCACAACGCCTTGCAGTTTATTTAGCTATGTAATTAAATTAAAAAGGTATGACCATATAACCAAATTAAATATAATTAGTGAGTAAAATATTATATTATCAATCATTTTTATTATTTATACACGCATTTAAAAACTTATTTTTATTAAATGCTTTGTTATCTTGTTCAAAATAGTTAGCAAGATTATAAATCAAGTCAGTAATATACTCTGATTTGCTTATAATTTTAGCTATTTCTATATAGTTTTTTTTACTATAATTTTTTTTATTTATATTCATATTCTATACCTTTTTATTCTGTACTTATCTAATGGGCTAAGAATATAAATTAAATCATATAGTTTAAATTTACTTTTAAATTTTTTAATAGCTTGGTTTTTACTTATAGCCCAAATTATTTTATTTGTTTGTGTATATGTTGCTCTAGTAGTATCGCAACAAATACAAATATATTTAAACATATTAACCACCTTTTTTAATTTTTGGTTTTAATATTTCAAAAACATACTTATTATTTTTTTTGTTTTTTAATTTATTAAAAAGTTTAATTATTAATTTAATCATATAACTATTAATATATATGTTAAAATTGCATAGGTCAAGCCAAGCTATGCAAAAACTGCATAATAGAATGATTATAAATTGCAATTAAAAAATTGTTGATTTTGTTATATAATTTAAAAAAACCAGTATTTATGCGACTAATTTAAACAAAATCAAATGAATTGATTTATATTAAATAACTTATGTTTTATGCGATTAATTTAAAAAATATAATAAAATCAATAATAAAATAGACACATAATAAAAAATAAGTATTATCTTTTTATGAATATTTTTAAAAATAAAAATAAATTTTATTGGAATATTCATATTAACAAAAAGGTAAATAAAATGAGTACAAATAAAGCAAACAAACTATTTAATGAGATAGGAAACAATACATTAAATAATGAAAAAACAAGTGTTGGAATAATTGAGCATTATGTAAATTTAAATTTAGAGAATAAATTTAAAGTTAATACTTACTCAATTTATACTGCTCTAGGTGTTAAAAATAATGCAGGTATTATGAGTGAATTAAGGGGTCAAGATACACTTGTTAAATTACAAGCTAGACGTAAAGTTATTGTCGATAAGTTAATTTTACCAATAGCTGATTTAAAAAATTTGGTTGAAAATGAAGATAAAAAAACCAAATTAGAAAAAAATAAAGCTAAAGCTGAAAAAAAGGCAAATGTTGAAATAGATGCTGTTGCAAATAAATCTGATGAAAAAATTAGAGCAAATGCAATTAGAACAACAGCAAATGATATAACCTATCCAACTTTGTTTTTATGCTCTTTAGATAAATCTAATTTTAAATTTAAAAATAATAGGGTTTCAATCAATGTTATGATTTTACCAATTTTTAAAGTTAAGATTAATGAATTCGAAACTAAAGAAATAGACGTTTGTAAATCTATTTTTGGTTTCGATAAATCTAAAGTTGGTGTTGAAAGTGGTTCTAAAATGTTTGTTGAGTGTAATTTTTCAGTATTGAAAAAACTTGCTCAAAAAATGTTGTTCAATGTTAAAGTTCAAAGATCAATAGAGGAAACAAATCAAGTTGAAGATTTAGAGGAAACAACAGAGGAGATAACAAAATCTGAATATTCAACTGAAAAAGCTGAACAAATGGTATCCTCTATTAAATCTCAATTAACATACCTAGATAATAATAATTCTTTAGATGGAATTTTTCAGATTGAAAATCATATTAGAGAATTAAAAAACTATGGTGAAAAACTTGAAAGCATTGTTGAGCCATTAAGAAAACAATCTAATAATTCTATAAATAAAGATATTTATGGTTCATGGGTTGTTGATAATGTTTCTAGTGTTGCATTGGAAGGAAATACAATTGAGGCATTAGAAAAAAACTTTAATAAAAAATTTAAAGTTGTTTAAATAGATCAAGCTAGATTTTAGCTAACACTTAAAACCCCTTGTAGAAATACGAGGGGTTTTTTTTTGTGCCTATTAAAAATTAATTAAGTGATTAACAGGGTAACACTAGGTTACAAAATTTAGTCATACCTTAATCAATATCAAGTGGAAACCAAAGGGAACCCACAGGAACCCCAAAGCAATCAAAAAATATAACTAAGTAAAAAACCAAGATAGCCCATAGGGGTATGCAAGGTGACACCCACCCCCTGTATATAGTATATACCCAGTTACCAGAAAATACCCAAGGTCTATGTAAACCACTATCGGGCTACATTTCAAGGCTAATTATTCCGACAATATTCCCTGGAATACCCTAGGGGGTAATGTACGTTTACCCTTAATATAGGTGTATAGGCTCCCCTGGGGGTTCCTATGAACATTATACACCCCATATCCAATTTTGTCTAGTGCAATAGTGTCACATCCATAAAAAATTTAAAAATAAACTTGACAAAATTGTTAATCAGCACTATAATAGGTAGTATATATTATTCAAAGGACACACATACACGCACATTCCCATAGGAAAACAGGGGTCATCACGAATAATATAAAAATTATGCTAGATCTAGACATAAATAAAACTAAAAAACTTCCTTTTAAGGAAATAATGGAGATAATAAACGCAAATCATGGATTCTTCTATAACAAAGACTCAAAAAAGAAACTTAACAGACATGCAAGAAAAGTTTCTAGACGTACTTTTCGCAGAAGCAAGAGGTAATCCAAGAGAAGCGGCTAGGATTGCTGGGTATTCTGACCACAGCTACCCTAAAGTTGTGCGTAATCTCAAAAAAGAAATAACAGAATTAGCAGAAAACCACTTATCTACACATTCTGCCAAAGCAGCTACTCGGTTAACTGACCTACTAGACGAAGACGGGACCACACCACACTCTAACATTCGTCTAGCAGCTGCGAACTCGATCAAAGAAAGACCAATTAGATATAAATATGAAAGCTATGCATGGAATATTTATATTACCAGCTAAAGACACCTTAAAAAATGATACCGAAAAATAAAAAATATGCTAATGAACATCCACGAGGTAAAAAACCTAGTGAAGAAAAAAAAGTAAAATTAGCTAGAGCAGGTACTAATGGAACTAGTAAGTCTGTAGATACTACAACTATACTAGAATCTTTAGCCATAGGAACTTTTGGAAAAGAATTAATTGATTTAAATCAAAGTGAATATGATCATATATATAAATTTATGATTAAAGATTA